AACTGTAAAAGGAATAATTGTCAAAATTGGAGGAGATACCTCAGGTTTGCAAAACGCTTTAAAAAAAGTTAATTTTGCCACTTCTAGCCTTAGTAAAGAGCTAAGAGGAATTAACTCTTTACTAAAGCTAGATCCAACGAATACTATATTAGTATCACAACAACAACAAGTATTAGCTGAAAATATAGAGCAAACAACACAAAAATTAGAAGAATTAAAGAAAATACAAGATAAAGCAAATGCTTCGACAAATAAAATTTCTCCAGAAAATTATAGAGCATTACAAAGAGAAATTATTAACACAGAAAATAAGTTAAAAGATTTACAGGTACAAGCTAGTAAATGGACTACAGCAGGCAAAAGTATAGAAGAGTTTGGAAATAAAGTAACAAATATATCTAAGAAATTAGATACTTTAGGTAGTACATTAACAACCACATTAACGTTACCTGTTTTAGCAATAGGAACAGCAGCAGTAACAACTGGAAATACCTTTGAAGCACAAATGAGTAGAGTACAAGCTATTGCAGGTGCAACAGGTGACGAATTAGAACAATTAACTCAACAAGCTATGGACTTGGGAGCTGAAACAAGTTTTAGTGCAACAGAAGTTGCCGAAGGTATGGAAAACTTGGCGAGTGCAGGTTTTTCTACTCAAGAAATAATGGAAGCAATGCCAGGACTTTTAGACTTGGCTGCAAGTAGTGGAGCAGACTTAGCAACGAGTTCTGAAATAGCAGCAAGTGCAATAAGAGGTTTTGGACTAGACGCAAGTAGTAGTGCTCATGTTGCTGATGTTTTTGCAGAAGCGGCTGCTAGAACTAATGCTCAGACAGAAGACATGGGAAATGCTATGAAATATATAGCACCTGTTGCAAATACGATGGGACTAAAAATAGAAGAAGTAGCGGCAGCAATAGGAATTATGTCAGATGCAGGAATTAAAGGAGAGCAAGCAGGAACTACATTAAGAGGAGCTTTAACTAGATTAACCAAGCCGACAGACAAAATGATTTCAGTAATGGAAGAGTTAGGAATAAGTTTCTATGACAATGAAGGAAAAATGAAATCTCTAACAGAAATTATTGCAATGTTACAAGATGCTACTAAAGATTTAACAGATGAGCAAGAACAAAATGCACTTACAACTTTGTTTGGAACTGAATCTTTATCTGGAATGGTTGCTTTAATAAATAGAGGCTCAGATGATTTAAAAGATATGACTAAAGAATTTGAAAATTGTGATGGTGCAGCTTTTGATATGGCTGATACAATGATAGATAATACACAAGGAGCATTAGAAAGTTTAAGCGGAAGTTTTGAAACAGCAGGAATTGCAATACAAAAAGCATTAGCACCAGAAATAAAAAAATTAGCAAAGTGGATTCAAGGTTTAGTAGATGATTTTTCAGATTTATCAGATGAAGAACAATTAAACATAATAAAAACAGTAGCACTAGTTGCTGCAATAGGACCAGCAATAAAAATACTTTCTAAATTATCTAGTGGATTAGGTACAGTTATAAAAGGAGTAGGAACTTTTAGTCAAGCTGTAGCATTAGTTGGAAAAACAAGTACAGATTCATTTAATAAAGCATCAACAGCAACACAAAATCTAGCAAAAGTATTTACTGGACTAACTAGTCCTGTTGGAATTGCAGTTACGGCTATAACAGTCGCAATTGCGGGGATAACAATAGCAATGAAAAATGCAGAAAAGGATACTAAAGAAGCCTTCAGCAATATGGGAAATAGTACGAATGATTTTGTTACAGGAATTGATACAGCACAATCACACTTAGATGAATTTAATACTGAATTATTTGTTTCGTCTGAAGAACAGAAAAAATTAGAAGATGAAATGAAGAGTGTACAAGATGGTATTACAAAGATATGTAAAACTGCCTCAAACGAGAGAAGAAACTATACTCAAGAAGAAATAACACAATTAGATGAATATTTCCAAAAATTAAGGGAATTAAATCAAAGAGAAATAGAAATACAACAACAAATTGCAACTGCAATAACACAACAGGCTCAAACAAATGCAGAAAATTTTAGTGGAAGTTTGGAAGAATATAAAGTTCAAGCACAAGAATGGATAAAAACAGCAGAAGACCAAAAGAATAAAACAATAGAGATTATTCAAAGTGGAACAACAGAACAAATTGCATTATTAAATCAAAGATACTCAACAGAAGAATCTAGAAGAACAGAAGAATATCAAAAAGAATATAATGCGATAATGGAACAACAACAAAAGAAGATAGATGCTGCAAACAACGAGGTAGCAAAAGTTAGTCAAATTTATTCAAATGGCTACTTAGAAAGGTCTGCTCAAAATGATGGTTTTTACGTAAAATTACAAGAGTATAATAGTCAATTAGAAGAAGAAGAAAATAGACATAATGAAGAATTAGATAGGATAGAAAATAATTCATTGTATGATGAAGGTACGAGAATGAGAATGAGGTCAAGGGAGGCAAACGAACATAATTATCAAATGCGAGAAATTTGGAAACAAATGACTAAAGATATGACTGATGAACAAGAGGAACAATTAGGCGTTTGGTTAGGTTTAGTTTCACAAACCGAATTATATGGTGGACAACTTGATGATAAAACAAAAGATATTGTAGATACAATTATAGAATCATACGATAGTATGCCAAATGATACTAGAGAGGCAATGAAGAATGCAATGTCTCCTATGTTAGATGAAATGGAAAAATCAGAACCTTCTTTGTTTGCTAAAGCAAAAAGTATTGCTGATGGTATATTAAGTAGACTTAGAAAAGCTTTTGATGAGCATTCTCCATCGAAAGAAACAAGAAAAATATTTAGTTACTTAATGCAAGGTGCAGAAATTGGTTTGGAAGATGAAGAAAGGAAACTATATGGGCAAATAGATAATATATCAAATTCTATTCTTAGTAGATTCAATGCAATTAAAGGTACTAAATTAAATTTAGGTAATTTTAGTGGAAATGTTTTGGATAAGACTAGAAATATATTTACTACACCACAGATTACATTTAATGTGCAACAATTAAATCAAGAACAGCTTGAAGATTGCTTTAATTACATAAATAGAAAATTTG